CATAAGTCTTGGAACTAGTAGTGGTACATCAACAGCAATATTTAATTTAGTTCGAGGAAGTACAAACATTGCACAACCTGATGGTTCAAATGCGCACAATGCAACTTTACATTCTTGGTCTAGTGCTGCATATATGCAAGCACGAAGTATGAATTTTTTAGATTCTCCAGCTACAACCAGTGCAACAACTTATAAGGTGCAAGTAAAAGCTGATGGTACATCAGCTACTATTAATGTAAATAAATATTATAATAATGAAAATTACAGAGGTATAAGTACATTAACTCTTTTTGAAGTCACTGCATAATGGCGATTATTCCAGGAAAGAAAAACTTTACTGTTGATCGGAGAGCAGATTTTCCTATCAAATTAACATTTAAAGATTCTACTGGATCGGCAATAAATTTAACTGGATATACTGTGGCTGCACAAGTTTATGATGAATCGCGTTCCACAAAATATGCGGATTGGACAGTAGCTTACACAGATAGAACTAATGGAATTGTGGATATTTCTCTTTCAGATACTCAAACAGCTACTTTTACTCCAAGTATTTTATTTTATGACGTATTATTAACAGAACCAGGTGGTAGCAAAAACTATTATTTAGAGGGTAAACTATTTATAAGTGAGGGTTACACAGAATGAGCAATCCTAATCAAGTTGTAGTTTCACAGGTTTCTGATGTAACTACAGTTGAGATTACAACTCAGGGTCCACAAGGTCCAGCAGGATCTATCACTGGTCTAACTTTTGACGTTTCTGGAAAAGTTGATAATGCTGTGCTGTATTATCACGCTGCTTCTGATACATTTAAAGCAGACAACACAACAACCAAACTAACACTCGTTGACGGGGGTAATTTCTGAAATGGCTAACACAATTAGAATAAAAAGATCAACTGGATCGTCAAACCCAACGTCATTAGAAAATGCTGAAATAGCTTTTAGAGAAGGTGATGAAGTTTTAGTTATTGGTAAAGGAACAGGAGGAGCAGGAGGATCTGCAACAAGTATTGAGCCTATTGGTGGTAAAGGAGCATTTTTTGATAAGGCAACAACTAGAAACGCAAATATTGTATTAGCTGGCCCTACAACTGGAAGTGCTGCTGCACCTACATTTAGGTCACTTGTAGTCGCAGACGTACCAACTCTAACTGCTTCCAAAATCAGCGACTTCAATTCTACAGTTCAAGGTAATAAGTTAAATGAATTAACTGTTCCTGATGGTGCTGTATCTCTAAATAGTCAAAAAATAACAAACCTAGCAACACCCACTGCTTCAACTGATGCTGCAAGTAAATCATATGTTGACAATGTAAGTCAGGGATTAGATGTAAAAGACTCTGTAAAAGTTGCAACCACAGCGAATGGAACATTAGCTTCTGCTTTTGCTAATGGTCAGACAGTAGATGGCATAACTCTGGCAACGAATGATCGAATATTACTTAAAGACCAAAGTACACAGACCGAAAATGGTATCTATACAGTCAATGCTTCTGGTGCTCCTACAAGAGCAGATGATTTCGCAAATGGAGCTACGGTAGCTGGTGCGTTTGCATTTGTAGAACAGGGAACTGCTAATGCCGACTCAGGTTTTGTCGTAACTTCAAACAAAGGATCAGATGTCGTAGGTACGAATAATATAGTTTTTGCACAGTTTTCTGGCAGCGGATCTGGAGTGTCAGCAGGTGATGGACTAGATAAGGCTGGTTCAGTAATGAGCGTAGATTTAAAAGCTAATGGTGGACTTGTTATTGAGTCAACTGAAATTGCTGTTGATCTTGCTGCAAGTTCTATTACTGGAACACTTGCGATAGGTGATGGTGGAACAGGAGCTACAAGTGCCTCTGCTGCACGAACAGCTTTAGGTTTAGCTATTGGTTCTGATGTACAGGCTTTTGATGCACAATTATCTGATATTGCAGGTCTAACTCCAACTGATAGTAACTTTATTGTTGGTAACGGTTCTAACTTTGTTCTTGAATCTGGTGCTACTGCAAGAGCAAGTCTTGGAGTTGCGATTGGAAGCCAAGTACAGGCTTATGATGCTGACCTTGATAATTTATCTGGTTGTCAATCAGGTGGATCTGCTGCTTTAGCTGCTTTAACTGAATCTGAAATACAGATCCTCGATGGAGCAACATTAAGCACTAGCGAATTGAATATCCTCGATGGTGTAACCAGTAGTACCAGCGAATTGAATGTCTTGGACGGCATTACATCAACGACTTCTGAGTTGAATCTAATGGACGGTGGGACTTCAGCTACATCAACAACTTTAGCAGCAGCAGATAGATTTGTTTGCAATGATAATGGAACTATGAAACAGGTTGCATTATCTGATCTAGTTACATTTTTAGAAGATGAAAGTGCCTCTAGCTTCAACATAGATGGCGGCTCATATTAGAGCTAGGAGGTAAAAGCTCATGGCAAACACAATTAAGTTAAAAAGAGCAAGCGGTAGTGATCCTGGAAATAGTGATCTTTCTGTTGGCGAATTAGCGATAAGAACCAGTAATTGCAAACTTTTTAGTAAAAATGATGGAGGCTCTGCGGTTGGCATAGTAGCTGGATCGGCGGATACTTTAACCACAGCAAGAACTATAGCTGGAGTTAGTTTTGATGGATCAGCAAACATATCACTTAATAACAATGCCATTACTAATGGTGCTGGTTACATAGCTGATATTGTTAGTGATACTTCTCCTCAACTTGGAGGTGATTTAGATGTTCAATCAAGCAAAATAACCACAGCAACCAGTAATGGAAATGTAAAAATCGAACCAAATGGCACTGGAGTTGTTGAAATAAGAGGTGCTGGAGGTAATGATGGTAAGCTACAACTAAATTGTTCTTTTCAAAGTCATGGAATAAAGTTAGCTTCACCCGCCCATAGTGCAGGGCAATCTTACACATTAATTTTTCCAGATAATCAGATTGCTGCTGATAAATATTTAAAAATAAAAAGTATTTCTGGATCAGGTTCGACTGCAATAGGTCAAGCAGAATACGCTTCACTTGATGCAAATGATTTAGGAGAAGGAACCATACCTGATGCAAGGTTTCCATCTACATTACCAGCACTTAACGGATCAGCACTTACAGATTTAAACGGAAGTAATATTGCATCTGGAACGATTGCAGCAGCTAGAGTAGCAACTCTTAACCAAGATACAACTGGAAACGCTGCTACAGCTACAGCTTTAGAAACTGCCAGAACTATTGCAGGAGTTTCATTTGATGGTACAGCTAATATTTCTTTAAATAATAATGCAATTACTAATGGTGCTGGTTACATAACTGCAACCCTTACCGAAGAACAGGTTGAAGATTATGTGGGTGGCATGGTAACTGGTAACACTGAAACAGGTATTACAGTAACTTATCAAGATTCAGATGGAACTCTTGATTTTGTAGTTGCTAGTCAAACAGATGAAAATTTTACGACAACACTAAAAAATAAATTAGACGGAATTGAATCTGGAGCTACTGCTGATCAGACTAAATCAGACATAGATGCTCTTGGTATAGCAGCTTCCACAGCAGCTACACTAGCTACTGCACGAACCATAGCGGGTGTTTCCTTTGATGGTTCTGCCAACATATCTCTTAACAACAATGCTATTACAAATGGAGCAGGATATATAACTGCAACTCTAACCAATGAGGAAGTTCAAGATATTGTCGGAGGTATGCTTACAGGTAATACCGAGACAGGTATAACAGTAACGTACCAAGATGCCGATGGTACTATAGATTTTGTTGTTGGCACGTTAAATCAGGACACTACAGGAAATGCTGCAACTGCAACGGCTCTTGAAACTGCTCGAAATATTGGTGGGGTATCGTTTGATGGAACAGGGAACATAAATCTTCCTGGTGTAAACACTTCTGGAAACCAAGATACCTCTGGTACTGCTGCTATCGCAACAACTGTAACTGTAGCTGACGAATCTTCCGACACCACTTGTTTTCCTTTGTTTGCTACTGCTGCAACTGGTAATTTAGCTCCTAAGAGTGGGTCAAATTTAGCATTTAATTCATCAAATGGCACATTAACTGCAACTGCATTTTCTGGTGATGGATCTGCATTAACAGGCATATCGGCTGGAGCTACAGGTGGTGGATCTGATGAAATATTTTATGAAAATGGTCAGAATGTAACGACTGACTATACTATTACTAATGGCAAGAACGCTATGTCTGCTGGTCCTATTACTATAGATAGCGGTGTTACTGTTACTGTAGGAGCAGGAGAAACTCTTACTATTGTTTAATTATGAAAGCAATTATTGAAAAACAGTTAGTTCAATGGAAAGAAGAACTAGCAAAACACGTTGAAACTAGAAACCAAGCACAAAAAGTATTAGAAGAAGAGACAAAAACTATTTTAATGATTGAGGGCGGGATACAGGCGAAGGAGATGTTACTGAGGAAGATCGAGCAAGAATCCCAGCCAACAGGTACAGTGGAGCTAACCCAAGAATCAAAGCCAAAGTCATCAAAGTAATTGGCATACTAAGTTTTAGGAGAATTTCTTTAATCATGTTTCAAAAAATCGCTAATGTTTTGAGTATCATCTCATTCGTAATGGTAGCTTCAATGAGTGGTGGAGCTTACTTTGGTTACAAGTATTTAACATCTGAAAACTTCAAAAGCCGAGTTATGAATGAAATTCTTGGTAATGTACAAGGTATGATGCCAAAAATATTAGATAATGGTTTACCTAAAATGACAGGGCCATCAATGCCAATTATCAAATGAAATGTTATTGGTGCGATACTGAATTAATTTGGGGTGGTGACATTGATATAGATGAATCTATGCCAACTTATCCTGAGTTTTCAGTAATGACTAACTTATCTTGTCCTAAATGCTTTGCAGAAGTAGAAGTGTTGAAGAAAAGAGATGCCTTCGATTAAAGTACCTGAGATAAAAATACCGAAGATAGATATACCAAAAACACCCCTTGTACCAGAACACGTTTTAACAGGTAATATTCCAGGCTGTAATTTATATCACAGAGATTTAGAAATAACCAAAAATCCTAGTATTTTATACAACGATAGAAACGCATATGTAACTTGTCCAGAAGGAGAAATGCCTTCGTTTAATCCGATAGAATACGATCCAAGTAAACTTATTAAAACAGTAACTCCTACACAATCTCCACAGCAACCAGAATATAGACCTGTTATTCCAAAGAAAAAGGAAGAGAAAGAAACAATAGAAATACCTCCTTGCCCTGGTAAAAAAGATTTAAGAATTGGTTCATTTGTTAACGAAAAACGTCTAGAACGTGTTTCTGGCTATAAAAGAGGAGAAGATGGGATTGAATGTATCACTCTTTATGAAGACGTACCGTTCAAAGATCAGTACATACCGAATCCTCCACAGCTTGTTAGCACTGCTGTCATTGCTAGCGTTGCTGCCACTACTCCATTACTGCTTAATGTCGTAAAACCTTTGGTAAAAAATATAATAAAGAAGCTGACGAAGAAAAAAGATAAAACTAATCAGTCTTAAGTTTATGATTATGTGGGATAACTTGATTTGGAACGGTGGTCAGTACAACATTTCTACAGCTAACAGCATCTTCTCCTACATATTTAACACCAAGTTTTAGTTGCTCGGCACATATTTTAAGACGGTTGAGATTGACTTCTAATTTCTTGGCATCAAGCATAAACTCTTGATACTTTCTGTAGGTTTGTGCAGCTTCTAAACATTCTTTATTAAAGTTTTTGCCTAAAGGTATTTGAAAACTAGCAGTGATTCCATAATTTAAGTTATACACTGTTTGATCTAATCGTTCCTGTTCTGCAACATATAAAATGTTCCCAGGATTAAGCAACTGGCCTGTATCACTGTCTTTTGCAGTGTCATAAATATTGGTTCGAGAGACTGTACTTCTTGGAAGGGAAAAATTTTCTCCTTTAGTGACAAAGGGAGTGATAGCCAAAGTAGGAAGTTGACATTGTATTCCATTTGAAAATCTATGAGTAGGAAAGTTTCCATTTATAGTTTGATAGCCATTATTGATAACGGTTCCAGATGATGAAGCGGAAGGAGAACTTATTGTATTATTAGCATAAAGAGGATTTGTAAACAGTAAGCCTATTGGGAAAAGATACTTAAGGAAGTTGTTTGGGTTTCTATGGTTTGAGTTCTGTTTATTACCGATACTGCATCTAACCCTGGAGCTAGGAAATTTTCGACTAGAGAAAAGTCTGAACCTTCGCTCACGATTTCCCACTGAGGCTTGCTTGTTAATTCTGGTGTCACCCATTGAAAGTTAACTGCTCCATTGCCTGTATTCTGACTTGTTGTATATGTCGCATCAGGTGAGATATATGAGTCTGTTTTAATATTATGGCCTTGTACTGTATAACTGAAACCTGTTCGATAGTTTTCAGTAACAATCGTTTCTTGAATCGTAGATACGCTACGACTAGATGATTCCATCTGACCTGTTGTAAATCTAGGAGTGATACTTCCTGCATACGCACTAGGCACTGTAAGAAACAGGCATAGAAACCATCTCATTAATCAAGGCCAAGAGTGATAGTGGACTGAAGAGTTGCAGTTGTACCAGCACCCATATCAGATAGGTTAACTGTCAATGCTTGCCCACTATCCAATGTAATAGCAACAGATCCTACGTCACCACCTGATGTAACTGTGTTTTTGCCAAGTAAGGGTAGCGATGGAACTACCCCGTTTGTTACTGTGGCAGATAGTAGGCTTGGGATAGCATCGGCTTCTATATAAGTTTCACTTGCCGAAAACGCATCTCCCGTATTCACAACATTAAAGCTAGTGTCATAATCAACAGTAGGAACACCGTTAGTAATACCAGCATCAGCTAAATCAAGAGAACCTATTTGACCTGCTACTGTATTAGCTTTTGGCGTGACGTTTGTACCTGCAACACTGATAGACGATCCAATACGTTCGCTAGTGGCACTTGCACCTAATGTAGATACACTTGCTACAGATTGAATACTATGCGTTATATCTGCATAAGCTGGTGCGGATACAACAAACAAAAAAGGAATTAATTTTTTCATTTGATACCTACTTTGTTATTTTTATTATCTACTATAGTATCTTTTTTCTTTTTTATCTGAAAACCTAGTGATGCAGTACTAGCTGAAAAAATCGAAGCTATGAATGTCGGGTCAAAATCTACGATCTTTTTACCAGAAGGCGGTTCATAGTATGAAAGGGATAAAAGTGTTGCCGACCACAAAAGTACGCAAACTTTCACGATAGTTTCAACTTTACTAGGCTCTTGCTCTTCCATAAAAGTTAAGATTCTTGTCTAATACTAGCAAAGGAGCTATGTTTGGGAAGTAACACATAAAAACGATGGTAAAAATTCTAAAACCTATTCTTCTAGTCTTTATCAAATCCAAAGCAATGAAGAGATTAATTGTGGATCTGTTAAAAGCAATAGCTAAACAAACAGATAACACAATAGACGATCAAGCAGTTGCCTTTATCGAAGCCAGAATGTTTCCAGGTTCCACCACTTCTCTTCAATAATATGAAAGATGACGGCTTTATGAAAATGATCCATACGGAACTACCTCCCGAAGCTGAATTAGCAATTGAACTTCGATGTAGAGAAGTAATGGCTTGTGAAGATACAGATAGATTAAAAGCCTTCTGTATAGACATGATGAAAAATCATGCCAGGGCTGAAGCAGTTTTATCTAAAGCCATGATGAAAGTAATAGAATTAGAAGCAACATTAGCTGTACTACAAACCAGGACAAAAAGAAGTACAGGAGTGTACAAATTTAGATGGTGGTTAGAGCAGTTTTATATGCACATAAAATATAGACATATAACAAAGCGTCATTCACGAGATGCGTAACGAGCCTGTATGTCAGGCACTATCATTTCTGGATACTGGATCGTAAACCATTTGTGTCCACATTCATAGCAAAGCCTTCTACGAATTGTTATAAATTTTGAATTTCGCTCAGAACGAATCACCTTTTGATCGCTGTACATCTTACAGCCTGGGCACTCGACCCATGTTATTC